ATTTGTTGACCAAAATGCTCATGAAACTGAGATACCGACAATTGACGAACATAAACTTTCGTCCATTCTGTGGGAAGCTGGAGTTAGTCAGGATAAGCTGGAAAAGTTGCATGGTGTGTATGAAAATGCTATGCACGGCAAGGTTTTCAGGGCTGTCAATCTGGTGGAGGATAAGGTAACGATATCAGGAATGGGATTCAAGATGACCGTAGACAATTATCACAAGGGTGACGTATCTACAGCAATAGGCAAGGTTATTTTCGGTGTTGCTGATACGGCTGTTGACGTGAATGGTATCGGCATTAAAATGGACGGTGTTGCCAGATGAAAAATGAATATTACAATTTGAGGAGGGGTAACATGGTTAAGTCCGAATACATATTCCCACTGCTGCTTATCCTGCTGGACTTGGGAGCGGCAATTATATACGCTGTGCAGAAAGACTACAAAAAGGCTGTCTACTGGATAGCGGTGGCTGTGTTGAATGTGACTGTAACTTTTTAGGAGGCTATATGGATAGTGCAAAAGAACAAAAGGCTATCGAACGTTTGAAAGCGTTTGAACCTGCGGACAGATATTATCTAGCATATAGCGGTGGAAAAGATAGTGACTGTATCAAAATTTTGGCACAACTCGCAGGTGTTAAATTTGAAGCAGTACATAATCTGACAACTGTTGATGCGCCCGAAACTGTGAGGTATATTCAATCTCAGCCAGATGTCAGAATTGACAAGGCGTATGACAAGAACGGCAATCATGTTACAATGTGGAATTTGATTGTTAAAAAACTAATGCCTCCGACACGCCTTGCGAGATATTGCTGCAGCGAATTAAAAGAACGTGGCGGCACAGGACGTGTTGTTGTCACGGGTGTTAGGTGGTCTGAAAGTCGACGTCGTAGAGAAACAGTGGACGTCGTTAAAGTTGTCGGAAAACCTAAATCAACGATGAAAACAGCTGATGAAATAGGCACAGAATATCAACAAACGTATCAGGGTGGAATCATTTTTAATGATGATAACGACAAAAATCGTAGGTTGGTTGAACACTGCTATCGCACAACGAAAACTATGGTAAACCCTATAGTCGACTGGTCTGATGATGATGTGTGGGATTTTTTGCACTACTATGGTTGCAAATCAAATCCGCTGTATGAATGCGGTTTTAATCGTATAGGTTGCATTGGCTGTCCTGTGGCTGGAAAACATAGATACGTTGAATTTGAACGATATCCGAAATACAAACAAAATTATATAACGGCATTTGATAGAATGCTAGAACGTAAAAAAAAGCTTGGAAGAACTGCTAAACTGTCATGGCAAACAGGTCAAGACGTTTTTCGCTGGTGGCTAGGCGAAGATTTCAACCAGCTGACATTTGATGATTTGGAGGTATAACAATGGCAAGATATATTGATGCAGACAATCTGATTGACGAACTATCGGCGGCGTGTATGCCGATATACGAAAAGGGCATAACAGGCATTCTGGGTGATAACAGCAGTATTGCCGATATAATCAACGAACAGCCTACCGCAGACGTGCAGGAAGTAAAGCACGGGTATTGGAATTTTCACAAAAAAACAAAGCTCGTGCCAAGCAACAAGGTTGGCATAAAAGAAGAGTACACTAATGGTCATAACTGTGCTATTGTAGATGATAAAAACGTTAATCAGAAAATTATGATTATGATGAAACGTATAACATTAAAAATCCCTATATGTTCGGTCTGTGGTTGGTACGGATATGATGAATACGATGCAACACCATACTGCCCTAGCTGCGGCGCTAGAATGGACGGTGAAAGCAATGGATAAAACCTGTTCAAATTGCGAACACGCAATAGATTTTGGCCCTCTACATAACAAGGCACTATATACTTATTGTGCAAAGCGAAGCGATGTCACAAAGGGCAAAGTTCTCGTAGTAAACAGACAGGGCAAGTGTTATGCGTGGGAGAAAAGGAGTGATGAAGACAATGCGTGAAATATTATTTCGTGGAAAGTGCATTGCCAATGGCGAATGGGTTCAGGGTTATCCCTGCCGCTATGGTTGGATAGGAAAAGAAAAAGACTATATCATTCCCGATTATGCAAGTGCATTATATACAGCCGAAATTGACCCTGAAACTGTCGGTCAGTACACAGGTCTTACCGACACGAACGGCAATAAGATTTTTGAGGGTGATATTGTTGTATCCGATTACATAGATTACGAAGATGAGCGTGGCGTAATTCAATGGGACAGTGATATTGCAAAATTTATTATAACATTTTCTACGTTTACGATAGATTTTGATAATGTGTACGGACGTGAACTTGAGATTGTCGGAAACGTTTATGACAATCCTGAACATTTGGAGCGAGGTAATTCCATATGACTAACCGAAAAATCAGAGACTACCAGCGAAACCGCAAACTCAAAGGCATTGTTGACGCAAACTTCAAGACCTTTGCGACTGTGGTAATTGCTCTCAAACAGTTGTTTCCACACGACTGGTACAAAAAAACCATAACTGACTTTACAACATCGTATGCCGAATTTACGGCGCATATGAACGACTATGATGCAGAAGCATACGATTTTCGCGTTGAAGATTCTTGCCGCAAGCTGAACATCAGTGACAGCGACACCTACGATATTATCTTCAGGCTTAATGGCAAGCTCCCTGCTGAGATTTTTCTCGCGTTGCAAAACAACCTGAAATGTATGCTGATACATTTGCGCTTGAATTGCAGCATCGGCTCACAGAGATACGCAAAACTAATTGCATATCTCAAATCAGATGCCAAGATATGCGGACAAGCAGATCTTACAGCACTCGGCTTATCGTTCGACGACGACGTCGACTATCGTAAACTCAAATCTAAAACCGAGCAACCGACTTATTCCGACGGAATTAAAGCTCAGCAACAACTTAAAGCACTGAAAGCGTACCAAGACGAGGTGATTAAATGTCAGCAACAGCTTTCGAGCAAATCAAAGAACGACTTACCTGCGTCGAGTACGCACGCAGGATAGGCCTTGCAATAAACAAACCAGGTGACAGATGCGTATCCCCTTTGCGGTCCTCAGCAAACAACAAGTCATCGTTCGTTGTCTACGACGACTATTACTATGACCACGGAGACTCCAAGGGCGGCGACGTTATCGATTTTTGCGCCAACTGTGAATTTAATGGAAACCGAGCAGAAGCACTCCATAAACTCGCTGATCTCACAGGTGTAACCCTCAACTATCAGACGGACGATTGGAAATCCGCACTCGATTCTCGCACAAAACTCGTTGAGAAGTGGCACGCTCAGTTACGCCCCGAGGATATCGACTATCTGCATGGCCGTAACATTAACGATCAGACCATTAACCGCCTGAAAATCGGCTACACAGGTGAGGGATATCGCGTAGAGTTCCCCGACAAAGTAGCCGAACACTATGCTGCTAATCGTATATGTATCCCCTATTTCAAAAACGGATATATAGCTTCCTGGAACGCTCGTGCAACGTCAGATAAGCAGAAGGTCAAGTATCTCAAGCCACCAGCCTCAGACAACTCTGACCGAGCTGTCATCTGGGGTATGCACACACTTAATCGCACGTCGAACAACCTCCCTCTCGTTATCTGTGAGGGAGCGTTTGACGCTTTAAGCTATGAGCAGGAAAACTATCCGATACTAGCGACTATGGGCGGAGCTTTCAGCAAATCTAATCGCGAACAGCTTCCTGTGATAATCTCAGCCGCTAAGCAGTTTCCATATGTCCTGCTTAGTTTCGACAACGATGAAGCCGGTAAAAATTTCACTCTTAAACTTGGCAAGCAACTATTTTCGCACCGCATACTTTTCAAGGTAGCGGCTATACCGCCAGCATTCAAAGACGTGTCAGAGTATTACTCACACGGCTATCCGCTTGCAGATCTCGTTGACAATGCCGCCCCAGGTGTAAATGAACTTGCCAAGCGACTTACGGACCGCGAGGAACTCAAGCAGTTCTGCCACGAAGCCGCACGCTGGGTAGCCAAGCCTGAGCTATCAGATTTATTCTCAGCTATCCGCGAGAACATCTCGATATACCGTCCTGAGATGTCAAGCGACTATCTCAACGAATTGCGCAAGTCCTGCTTCGCATCCCCTAACGAGGATATAATAGCCAAATACGTTGCCAAGCGACATAATCTCAGATACCTTGCCAACGTAGGTTTCTACGAATACTCGCATGGCTATTGGCAGGCTCTCGATGACGATGTCATCGGCGGCTACATATCCCGTGAGCTGGGCTCATACCGCACAGGCAGCAAGCTCACATCAATTACTAAGCTTCTCCGCACCGACTGTATCACGCAGGAACAGTTTAATAAGCAACCTCTCCTGAGCTTCATCAACGGCACGCTAGACCTCAGAGACCTCACATTCCGTGAGCACTCCCCGTCTGATATGCTCACGGTACAGTTCAATTTTCCATACGTCCCCGGTACAACGTCTGAACGCTGGAACAAATTCATATACGACGTTTCAGCCGGTGACGCTAAGCGTATGTCGCTCTTGCAGGAGATAGCAGGATATATTCTCTATACAGATTGCTCCTTGCAGTCATGTGCCTTTCTTCTCGGTGAGGGCTCAAACGGCAAGTCCGTGTATATTGAAACCCTGCAATCTATTTTCCCGAAAGATGCTCAAACGACTTTCGAGCTGTCAGGCCTTGTTGAGGACTTCAAGCGAATTAAGCTGATGAACTCTCTCGTCAACTTTGGCGAGGAAACCAACACGGACGTTAAGGGCGCAGAGTCCGTTTTCAAGCAAGTCGTTGCAGGTGGTGCTATCTCAGGCTGCTTCAAGCATAAAGATTTTGTGGACTTTATTCCACGAACGAAATTTATCTTTGCGTGCAACAACATTCCACACTTTAAGGACTTCTCATATGGCCTTGAACGTCGTATGCTGTTCGTTAAATTCTCACGCCGCTTTGTGGACGAGCCAGACCCCGGCAAGCCGAACGAAATGAAAGCGGACCGCACTCTCAAGGACAAGCTCCTTGCGGACAAGCCTGCAATCTTCAACTGGATACTCGAAGGCTATAACCGCCTCAGACAAACCAGCGCATTCACTGTAACGGACGACTCTGAGGACCTTAAACAATCCTTCCGCGAGGTTATCAACCCTGTTTCGGAGTTTGTTTCCGAAGAGCCGTATGCTGAGTTTTTTAATACTCAAAGCACCGACTATATCAGCAACACAAAGCTGTATCAGTTTTACCGCACATGGTGTGAAGAAACAGGTCATCACGCCAAAGCACTTTCGTCATTCAGCAGAGAATTCAAACGACTTACCGAAGATAAGTTAATTGCCGTGCGCAGAACGAAAGAGCGAGGCTATCAGCTCAAGGATTCTCAGCTCAAAGATTCTCAGCAGAAAATCAGCATTTATAACGGCGACGGCTTTGATGAACTTCTCTGACCGCCCATGACAGCCACCTATGACAGATGTATCTGCGCAATCCGACATGTTATCCGTCATAATCCGTCATGGGCTCTCGCTTGTTAATAATTAATTCACAAAACGCACGTTTGTTCTTGCTTATGACAGATATAAAACCACATCTGTCATGGGTAATCCGTCATCTGTCATAGCCCCTATATTCCTAGCTTTGCGGGGTGCTTATGACAGCATGACAGATACTTTATATAAAGTACAAATATTAATAAATATAAATACATATAGAAAAAACGAAATTTTGTCATAAAGTCATGTCATTCCGTCATATCCGTCATAAGGAGGTTTTATAATGTCCAATTACGCCGATTATCTCAGCTGCATTTCAGACCCGCATATCTATGCTGTGATGAAATGTATTTACATTCAAAAGCTCACGCAAGAACAAACTGCCGAGCGACTTTGTATCTCACCCTCGACTGTCTATCGTGTTCACAAGGTAGGCTGTCGCACGATCAATGAAATCATTCAAGGAGGTGTTCAGAATGGCAAATGATGTTGTAAAAGGCAGAGGCGGTAAAAATAACTTCGGTACGTCCAATAAGACAGCTCTTGTGAAAGATGGTGCTTTTGTCGGAAAAATGGTCAGAGAAGTCTATGTTGCTTACAAACAGCCAAAAGTTAAATCAAACGCTGAACTCGCAGATAGACTCGATAAGTATTTTAAACACTGTGCTGAAAATAATATCGTTCCTACCGTTGAGGAAATGTGCCTGTTCACTGGCTACTCAATCCAGACTATCTGGGATTGGGAAAAAGGCAGAACACACCCGTTTGATGAGGGGGAGTTGAACGTTTCGACGTCCGAAATAATAAAAAATGCCAAGAGTTTTATGCGTGCTTTTGACGCAAAATTGGTGCAAGCAGGCAAGCTCAATCCTGTGACTTACATCTTCCGTGCAAAGAACTATTACGGCATGACCGACAAGCAGGAAGTTGAGGTCACAAAGACCAATCAGCTTGGCGACAATCTGACCGATGATGAGCTTGCAAAGAAGCTCATGAAAGAAACTGAGGTCATAGACGTTGAAGCTTCGGAAGCTGAGGAATAGCAAACGACTATCAAACGACTATCAAGCGACTATGAAGCGACTATGTCAAGCGACTATGAAACGCGCACGGAAACGTAAAAATTTTCACACGCAATAGTCGAAATAAATATGAGCAGAAAACCGGCAAGAAAACAGCCGAAAACACGCCGCCTGAGGGGTTGACCTTTGGGCGGCGGTGATTTTATCGAAAAATCACGCACACACCACAAGGCGGCTAGCAAGCCCCATATGACGTTTTAACATTTAGTGCAGTAGTTTTTATAGGCAACACGCTAGAACGTCATACGGCACACGCTAGGGGCATTGTAGAACATCATAGCAATAACAATACTGCGAAGATATCACCGCTAGGCCGTCCAGTACGTCGCAAGAGCCGTCGGACAGCGTTGAGCGGTAAAGAATAGGGACGTGATATCGGACCGCATAGGCGGGCGAATAGGTGGCAAGGGACGGAATAGAATAACAACGCCCACCCCACGATTAGCAGAGCAGGCAAAAAAAGCCCACCAAAGTCGGAGCCTTGGCGGGTGAAAATATAGGGGGCTGATATCGTCAACCCCTAGAACGATTATTTATAACGCTTCGCCGTTCTGATAACCACCAGAACGGGGAGCAGAAGCAGGGCGATTATTAACATGCGGTCTCCGCCGAGGTTCTGCAGGTGTTTCGCTGCGTTTCTGCTGGTGCTGATGATCGTGTTTCTGTAACCGTAGTGTACTAGATAGTTTTTCATGTTTTACCTCCTGCCCTTTGGGCTGTCTTGCTGTGGTTTTTGTTTCTGTTATTATAATATCACCTTTAGGCGATACTGTCAACCCTTTTTTATCACTTTTAGGCGATATTTTTTAACTTTGTTGAATATGTACAAAAAATCAAAAGATATTGCACACATTTATACAAACAAGACCATGATAAACGGCCGCTATTATTATATATACCTTTATAAACGAAAAAAAGACCCACCCCGGGGGTCTTGCAGGACGGACCCACCCCCTTCACTCAACCCCCCGACTAGAAAAAATATAAAAAAGGGGTTGACAATATCACAAATAGGTGATATAATAAAATCAATGAAAGGTGGCGAGCTAAAATGACAATTGGAAAAACAATAAGAGATGTAATGAAAAAAAGAGGAGTAACCCAAATTGAAATGAGGGATAAGCTGGGCTACAAGGCACAGTCAGCAGTTGCGAAAATGCTAAGAAGTGATATGCAGGTATCAAACGCAATACGAATGCTGGATATTGTGGGCTATGAAATAATCATACAGCCAAAAAGCACGCGTGGCAAAAGAGCAACGGGATCATATGTGATAACAAAAGAGGACGAGCAGGAAGAAGAATAATGAATGGAGAAACAGCAGGTCAGGCAGGGTGAACAGCAGGAAACATAAAGGGTGATGTGCAATGGTATACGGATATGCAAGAGTCAGCTCCGTAGGACAGATAGACGGAAACAGCTTTGAGGACCAAGAGGAGCTTATAAAAAGCAACTATCCAGATGCAGAAATACATTTGGAACAGGGTTCAGGTGCAAAGGAACGCAAGGTTCTGAACGAGATAATGGATAAGGCTGTTTCAGGTGACACGATAGTAGTTACAAAACTTGACCGCTTCTGCCGGTCAACAGCGTTAGGTTTGGAGTATATCGAGCGCATGAGAGCGAAAGGTGTCAAAATACACATACTTAATATGGGTTTGATAGAAAACACACCGATAGGCAAGCTGATTGTCACAAACCTGTTGGCATTTGCCGAGTTTGAGAGAGCGATGATACTTGAACGAACGCAATCAGGCAAAGCTATTGCACGTCAAAAAGAGGGCTACCAGGAAGGCAGACCGAAAACTGTAAACATACCTGATGAGGTAAAGCAAAAGGTCGATAGCGGAGAAATGACAGTAGCTGCCGCCTGCCGAGAGCTTGGCATAAGCCGTTCAACGTGGTATAATGAAATGAGAGCAGCAAGATAAGAACAGAACGATAAGAGCATAACGATAATAAAAAGATAGAGCGTGCCAAGTGCCGAGTGCCAAGTGCCACATAGCTGACGATGAAAGGAGGCTAATTGTGTGGCACTATTTTTATGCCATGCAGAAAAAGTATGATAGATCTGACAGTAGTAGGCAACAGAGCATTAAGCAAAGAAGATATGTTTAAGCTTGCCCAAAAACAGGCAAATGGCGAGTTGAAAACAGAACAGCTCCTGCTAGAAACGTTAAAGGTTCAGGACGAAAAGAAGAAGCCGATGATAAAGGCGGCAAAGCATAGCTATGAGAACGCAATGAGAAAAACAAGTGAGCTTGCAAAAGCAGGCAAGGCAAAACTCGCAAAAGAGTGGTATGACCTGGCTCACAAATTCGTGCTGTGGGCAGGCGACAGCGATTTTGACGCATATATGCTGGCTTCGGAATGGAACAGAGAACCAAGCGCAAAGTTTTGGGCGCCAAGGAGAGCCGTTCTTGAGGGCAAGCACAAGCTGGCAACGCAGATACAGGAGTTCATAGACGATGAGGACGCCCTGTTTCTGAGCTTGAGTACACCCCCGGGTGCAGGCAAGAGCACGCTTATAAAGTTCCTGCTGTCATACATCGCAGGACTGTTTCCGCAGTCTGCGAACATATACACGTCATACTCAGATGGAATGTCAAAAATGATGTATGACAGTGTGGTATCAATGCTAACGGACACAAGCGAATATGGGCACAACGATATTTTCGACAATGGTATGCCTACATTGAGTGCAGAGTACAACACTATATCGTACAGGAAGAAAGGCGACTTCCCTACTATCGGAGTTATCTCCCTGGGTGGTTCGGTAACGGGTCGAACGAGAGCAAATAAGTTCATGATAACAGATGACCTCGTAAAAAATGCGGAAGTGGCAAGAAACCCGCAAAGGCTTGAAACACTGTGGCAGGATTACAGAGATACGCTGACAACCCGACAGATAGGCGACAATGTAAAGCAAATAATGCTCGGTACGATATGGAGCTTGCATGACCCTATCAGCCGAATGCGAACTGATCATGAGGGAGATCCGCGATATAGATTTATTGCGATACCCGTATGTGATGATAACGGCCATAGTAATTTCAATTACAACTGTGCGGACAGGTACACAGATAAAAAAATACGTGACATAAAAGCAGACATAGATAATGTCACATTTAGTTGCCTGTATATGCAGCAACCTATGGAACGTGAAGGTCTGCTCTTCCATAAGGACGAAATGAACTGGTATAACGGAACACTGCCTGACGGCTCTGCAAGAAGAATAGCTGTGTGTGACGTAGCGTGGGGCGGTGACTATCTGGCAATGCCAATAGGATATCTGTATGAAGACGGAAGTTTGTTTTTGCAAGATGTGGTTTTCAGCAAGGGGGATAAAAAAATCACACAGCCAATGGTTGTGGCAAAGAGCATACAGCACCAGATACATCAAGAGAGGTTTGAAGGTAATAACGGCGGAGATGAATATTCGAATGAGATAGATAAACAGCTGAGAGCACAGAACGTCCACATAAATATCAGCAGTAAACGTGCGTCGACAACGCAGAGCAAGCTCAGCCGAATATTGCAGTATGCGCCAGATATAAAGCAGGTGTATTATCGCAACGATAACGGCAGAGGTGAGATGTACGATAAATTTCTTGAAAATCTGTTTGCATTTAATCAGAGCGGTAAAAACGCACATGATGACGCCCCTGACAGCATGGCACAGCTGTGTGCGTTTGCAACAAATGGCGTAGGTGCAAGTGTGGAGATTATCAAGAAGATTATATAGGGGGACTTATAGGCAGACGCTGAAATGAAAGTGAATTGTGCAACATGAACAAAAATGTTGAAAAATATTTTACACAGTGTGAAGTGGAAAAAGTTGAAAAGTAGTATTATAATAGGCTTGTCAGGAGGGATAGGTAATGGATAATAGGCGCATACATAATAGGCGCATAGATGTATATTGTCCGAGCTGTGCGGCGGCAGGCATAAAGCGAAAGCTTATGGAAGTCGATAATGACGCAAAGGGCGTTATCTATCCATACTGCAAGGGCTGCAAGAAAAACGTTGCAGTTAAATTGCCCATAAGTGCTGAAAAGCACCTCCGTTAAGTTAATTTACGGGGCGAAAGCCCCGTATGTTCCGCAAAGTCAGAGTGGGTGCAATTCCCACACGGAACACCAACGATTATGGAAAGAGAGAATAGACATATGAAGATTTTCATATCACAGCCCATGCGTGGTAAAACAGATGAAGAAATATTGACGGAAAGAGCAAAAGCCATTGAAATTGCAAAGGAAAAATACAATGCAGATATAGAGGTTATCGACTCTTTCTTCCAGAGTGCTCCTGCTGATGCAAAACCGCTTTGGTTTCTCGGAAAGTCACTTGAATTGCTCTCATCAGCCGATGCTGCTGTTTTTTGTAGCGGTTGGAAAGACGCACGAGGCTGTCGCTTGGAACACAGTTGTTGTGTTGAGTATGGCATTAAACAAATAGAACTTTAATGTCATCGTCCGCTGGAACGAAGTCCAGCCCAACAGGTTAGTGCTTAATCCTACTTTTTTCGAAAAGCACCTTTCCGTTAACATTGCCAACACTGACAAGTGTTCGGGCAGGATCACAAAGCTGTATTGCAACAGGTACAGCTTTGAATTTGCAGGTTGAGAGCGTGCCAGCTTGATATCTGCTCCATTTGGCAACTGCTACCCTCACCCACAAAGCAGCTGTCATGCAAGCTTGTCCAGGCTTGATCTCCTTTCTGTTTTTACAGCGGCGGTAACACGCCGCACATGTCGGCTGACAGTGTGAGCCTGAAAGTCGGCACCATAAGAAACTTTACAACAAAATAACAAATTTTATTTACCTGAGTGCATAACGGGCTGACAACTCGCTCAGAAATCGACAACCGGAGGTGTCTTGTGTGTACGGATACGTTCGCAAGGGGGCTTATTAATAGCTGTGAGGCTATCAATGGAGAGAGCATTCTCAATCGAAGTCGGTTGTGCACATAAAATGTATAGTCAAAGGCTTTGCAAACTTGCCGTCAGAATAATAGACGGTCTCTGTGAGACAATAAGCCCATAAGCTGTGAGCTGGTGCTTGCAAGCCAATGTGGGTAATACCAAAACAATCTGATAATCACGTTGAAATAAGGCAAGAAGCAAGAAAGAGTAGCATAAATCGTGAAACAAAATTTTGCTGAAAGTCATGTGAAATTTGCGGGCATTAATCTCGCGTAGGATACAAACGGGTAAGAAGCTTGTGGGTCGCTCCTGCAAGCTCAGCCTTATCCGCCTAGTGGCTGAATATGATTAGAATTTTATGTGTAAAGCGAAAGCTTGAATAGAATTTGTTGTTTTGTTGTAAAGCAAATATTAAGTGCCAAGTGTTTAATTACCAAGTGCCTATTAGTTATCTAAAAAAGATAGCTGATAGGCACTTTTTTTGTTGCACGGAGGTGAAACAATACGGAATTACACGGCAGACGAAAAATCCTTCTGAATGAAAGAGATATTACAGAAGAAAACATTATTGAAATAGTTCGGAGAGCGGTCGCAACTCACGAATTGAACCGAGAAGAAATTGAGTATCTCCACAACTATCTACGTGGGAAGCAACCAATTTTAAATCGTGTCAAAGAGGTTAGGCCTGAGATTAATAACAAAATCGTTGAAAACCATGCATTGGAAATAAACAATTTCAAAGTCGGTTTTATCTTTGGCGAGCCTGTTCAGTATGTCAAGCGTGGAAATTGTGAGCTTGATAATACAGAGAACGATGTTCCATCGGATAATGGTGTGGCGGCTCTCAACGAGTATATGCAAGAGGACGATAAAGCTGCCAAGGACAGAGAGCTTGCTGAGTGGATAAATCAGTGTGGCGTGGGATATAGGCTCGTACTTCCCTCTGATGTGGACGAAGATGTTCCGTTTGAAACATATATACTTGACCCTAGAAACACGTTTGTTATCTACAGTAATGACTATAAACGCAAGCCTGTTATTGGTGTGACATACTCCAGCTACAGATTTGCAAACGCAGATATAACAAGCTACAGGTCGTATGACATTTACACCGATGAGTGGTATTGGCGTATCGACTTCAAAAACGGTGAAGGCGTTGTGGCCAGATCACAGCCGAACAACATCGGATATATTCCGATTATCGAGTATGAAAACAACCCTGAACGTTTAGGCTCATTTGAGACAGTTATAACACTTTGCGATGCTATAAACAACATTGACAGTAATGACATTGACGGAATTGAGCAGATAATACAGGCGTTTACATGGTTTGACAACATAGATATCGACAAAAAACAGCTGCAAGAGCTCAAAGAGCTTGGCGCAATAAAAACCCGTTCGCAAGAAGGGCGTCAAGCGTCAATAAAAAATATCGAAACAAAGCTCGATATTTCACAGACTCAGGTAGCTAAAGATGACCTATATGATCGAATGTTGACGATTGCGAGTGTGCCTGATCGTAGAGCAAGTGCAGGTGGCAACACAGGTCAAGCACTGATAATCGGTGAAGGCTGGGTAATGGCTGAAAGTGCTGCCAAAGCTTTTGAATTGATGTTTGTAAAGCCTGAAAAGCAGTTTTTAAGAGTTGTTCTGAAAATCTGCAAGAACACTCGAAACTGCAAGCAGGAAGTCAAAGATATTAAACTTCACGATATTGATGTGAAGTTTACAAGAAACAAGACTGACAACCTGCTCACTAAGACGCAAGGTCTGATGAATATGTTGCAGGCAGGCATTCACCCAAGAATAGCCATTCTGCACTGTGGATTGTTTTCTGATCCTGAACAGGTTTATCAGGATAGCAAGCCATACTTAGAAGCAACAACACAGCAACAGCAAGACACGGGTAATTTTGCCGTAAATACCACTGTAGCTGATGAAATGCTCAAGGCCATAGGAGCTATGGACAACAACGGCGGTGATAACAGTGGCAACGCTTAAATTTGATGAGCTTAACGTGTTGTGGTTTAACAAAATGGAGCTTCCAACCGCTGAAAAGCTGTTGCGAATAGAAATGGCGGCAGTGTTTGAACGAGAGCTCAATAAGATATTTTCCTCACAGCGTGAGCGTACTGACAGCGACAAATATCTGCTATATGCAACAGTGTATGCAACGATAATGTCAAGCACATACATCGAGATTACGAACAATTATTTTTTAAAGTATGTTCTGACCATAGCAAGCAATGTAAAGGGGCTATCAGAATATTCCCAAAAATGGATTGTTAAGCACTCGGAACAGTTTGCAAAGGAAATTCAGCAGACAACCCAAAGGCTAATTGAAAGTGGTGATTATGACAACGCATTTTCGGTAAGCCGAGCTAGGACTATATCACGCACAGAAATTAATGCTCTGTGTGAGTGCGCAGCCCTTGAGGGATATTATCAAAGCGGTTACACAAAGAAAATGTGGGTATCGTTTAAGGACAACAAGGTCCGAGATACACACAAAGTCGCAGACGGACAAGTCAGGAGCTTGTTTGAACCATTTGACATTGGCAGCAGCCAGCTGATGTTTCCACAAGATAGTTCGCTGGGAGCATCGGCAAAAGAAATCGTTAATTGCAGGTGTGTTATGCAACCTGTGAAATAAATTGTAGCTGTGCGTTAAACAGCAAACGTCAAGCCGAGCAACCGGCGTTAATAAGCGTAGACGTAGAAAAGGAGTGTTTCTTTATGACAAGAGAAGACGTAAAGGGTATTTTCCCAAACGCAACAGACGAGGAAATCACAGCATTTCTGAACAAACACAATGGCGAAGTCACAGCGGCCAAGTCCAGCGGTGTAAAAGTTGACGAGCTTGCAGCGCTCAGAGATAAGGCAAAGAAGTATGATGACTATGAAGCTGAGAAGCTGACAGCTGAGCAGAAATTGAAAAAACTCACTGATGAAGCTGAGGCGGCTAAGATCACCAACCTGAAAATGCTGAACAAGACTAAAGCTGTTGCGGAGTTCGTAAACTGTGGCCTTAAAGAGGACGATTACAAGGGATTTATCGACAGCATTGTTTCAGACAATGAAGAAACTACAGTTAATTCTGCAAAGTCCATTGCCGCAATGCTCACATCTCAAAAGAAAGCCGTTGAAGATAAGCTTAAAGAAGACGGCCTAAAGAACACTCCAAAGCCTCAGGGAGCAGGCGGAAACGACGGACTTACATCTGCTGAAAAGATAGCCGAGAAGTTGGCTACAGACAGAGCAACCATTGCTAAAACTGCGGCGGAAGGTCTAAAAAAATACATATAGGAGGTAATTAAATGGCTAATATGATGAAGTCTACAGCCGTAATTGCAGATAAGACAATTCTTGCAAACGGCGAATTTTTAGCAAGACCATATACAATCAAGGCAAGCGCTATCACAGCTGATAGCAACGGAAAGAAAATCGTTAAAGGTGGAACTCCATTTCCTGCAAACGATTCAACCGCTATCGGTCTTCTGCTTGACACAGTTGACGTAACCGACGGCGATAAGACAGTAGCACTTGTGTATGCAGGAACAGTTTCAACCGCTAAGCTGACAGCTAACGGCGTAACAGTACAGACAGCGGCTAAGACAGCACTGCCTAGAATCACATTTTTTTGAATAAGGGAGGCAATACATAATGCAGAATTTTTCAGATGTTTTCACAGCTAAGGCATTTGCTATGTACTGGACAAAGTACCTTGAGCAGGCAAATACAGAAGGCTATCTGGGAACTTCCCTGTTCCCACCTGTAAAGAAAAAGGGTATCGATATAAAGTGGATTAAGGGTAGGTCAGGCCTGCCTGTAACACTCAGCCAGAGTACGTTTGATACTGTAGCACCCGTCAGAGATAGAATTGGCGTAACTGCAATTCAGACAGAAATGCCATTCTTCCGTGACAGCTTTATCATCAAGGAAAGCGACAGGCAGGAGATCCTGAGAGCACAGGACAGCAATGATCCATATGTACAGCCTGTACTTGATAACATCTACAGCGATGCCAAGAACCTTACCAATGGTGCAAATGTTGTTCCAGAGAGAATGATCATGCAGCTTCTCTCACCGGCTGATGGTTCTCCTAAGATTGAGTTGTCAGACGGTGCAGAGGTAAGCTGTCTGTATGAGTATGACGTTGACGGCTCATTCAAGACAAACAATTTCAAGGCCCTCACAGGTACAGCTGCATGGACAGACCATAAGAATTCAAACCCTGTACAGGACATTCTTGATGCTCAGGAAGCTGTTTATAAGCTTACAGGAAACGTTCCTACAATCGCCCTGATGTCGAAGAAGACACTCAGAGACATCAGAGAGAATGAGAACGTCAAGGCATATATCGTTGCCAAAGCTCAGGCAGCAGGTGGGGTTGTTCTCATAACAGACAAGCTCGTAAAGGAGTACATCTCTGAGGAAACTGAGCTCACAGTTGTTGTAAACAACAAGTCATTTATTGACGAAAGTGGCACAGCAAAGAAATTTTATCCAGATGATATGGTAACACTTCTCCCCGCACAGCCACTCGGTTCAACAGTTTATGGCACAACACCTGAAGAGGCTGACCTCATGGCTGACGGCAAGGCAGATGTCGCTATCGTAAATACAGGCGTTGCAATTACAACAATCAAGCAGCAAAACCCTGTTAATATAAGAGTGCTTGCAAGCGAAATCGTCCTGCCATCATTTGAGGACATGGATAACGTTTATGTTATCAACACAAATGCCAAAATCGGTGAGCTTACAGTAAATTCTGTCGCTGGCACAAGTGCATCAGGCAAGACAAAGGTAACAGTATCACCATCTCTGTCAGCAGGCAACTCCTACAAGTATAAGACAGCATCAAGTGTAACTGTTCCTGAGTTTGGTGCAGATTGCAAGTCAGGCTACACTGCATGGGACGGAGTATCCGAGATCACCGCAACAACAGGTAATAAGATACTCATCGTTGAGGTAGATGCAAACAACAAGGCTGTAAAGGCTGGTTCAGCTACAGTAGCGTCTAAGGCATAAAAGGAGAGTGCAAAATGGATATGATTGAGCTGTTTAAGGCAAGCGTTCCTGAGGAAAATTCCGAGGAATTGATTATGCAGTATTTAGACACTGCTCAATCAATTATCCTTGCACATCGCTTCCCTTTCGGCACAGACCGCACAGAGGTTGAGCCACAGTACAAAGGCTTACAGTTGAGAATTGCCATAGACCTATACAATAAGCGTGGAGCTGAGGGCGAAAAGGCACACTCTGAAAACGGAGTAAGCCGTACATATGAAAGCTCGTGGGTATCTCAACAATTGCTTGACGAAATCGTTCCGAAAGCTGAGGTATTGTAATGAGAAACCTAATGCGAAACGTTACAAAAATAAGCTATAAGCTGTATTTAGGTGAACAAGATTTACTTGATGATGACGGCTATAGGACAGGCGAGAAAGGCATAAGTTACTCAGATTTTAGCGAGTGCTATATGTCGATTTCAGGCAATAAAAGCGACAGCGAAATGTCACAGTTCGGTCGAAACCTGGACTATGATAGAACAATGTCAACCGCAGATATGAAGTGCGACATTGATGAACACTCACTGCTGTGGATAGATATTGACGTCAATGGTCCTCACAATTTCATTGTAAAAAAACGCTCTGTTACGCCAAATCAAATACAGTTTGCCATAAAACAGGTGAATGTCAATGAGGAAGATAGCGTTTAATCTGTCAGAAGATAGCTTGACAAAAGCCGTTGAGCAAATGAAAGCATATAAAGCTGAGATACACAAAAAAGCTCAACTGCTTGTGGAGCGTCTGACTGATTATGGACTAACGATATGCAGAGCAAAAGTCATTGAAATGGATATCCCTGATACAGGACATTTGCTCAGTCAGGTTGACGGCTACTATAGCCCGTTGCTTAATGCTGGCTTTATTTTCTGTGACTGTGATTATGCAGTGTTCGTTGAATTTGGAACAGGTGTAAAAGGCGCATCACAGCCATATGTAGGACAAGCCATAAGCGAATGTGGCTATCAATATATGGGTGGAACACATTATATCACGACGCAAGACGGACGCATAGGCTGGTTTTATCCTGCTGATGACGGAACGTGGAAGTTTACACAGGGTATGCCAAGCAGGCCATTTATGTACGAAACAGGGTTGGAAATGCGAAATGCTCTTGACAACATTATTAAGGAGGTTTTTAAGTGATTGACATTGAAAACAAGGTGTTTGACACAGTGTCGAAAGCACTTGAAAAAGCCTTCAAGGGTATATCTGTCAGCAGCATAAACACAGATAAACCCGCAACATTTCCGTATGTATCAATCGTGGAAACAAGCAACTCGGTTGATCCTGCGTACATAGACAGCGGCAGAATTGAGAACGCAAGCAACCTACTGTACACAGTGAATGTTTATAGCAACCTCGCCAAAGGCAAGAAAACGCAAGCAAAAAAAATCAGAAACCTTGTGTCAGACGAGTTCGATAAAATCGGCATGATGAGAACATTCTGCCAGCCTATTGAAAATCTATCTGACACATCAATATATCGTATCACAATGCGTTTCGAGTGCAAAGTTGATACGGACGAAATAATCTATAGGAGGTAATGAAGTTGGAGAAAGCAACAATTAATACCTATTTGTATGCAAAAAAGGCCGCTGAAAGCAAAGCTTCAAAGCTTTGTGACATTACATCATACCCAGACCTTTTCACTGCACCTGAAAAGCTGGACGTATCTGACCTGTCCAGCAGGCAGAAAAAATATGCCGAAGGTATGGTAGATGTTCCAGATTACACATTTGGTGCGAACTACACCAAAACAGCGTATGATAAGCTCAAAGCAATGGAAGGCGACGATACAATCGTTTTTGAACTCCGCTTTGGTGCAAATGGTGAATATGGTGCGTGGACATGGACAGGCTCTATGTTTGTCAACATCAAAGGTGGCGAAGTCGGCGGCAAGAGAGAAATGGAAATCACTTCTTATCCGCAGAGCGATATCACTCCGACAACAGTTTCAGATACATAATTTTTTTTAGGAGGATAAAACAATGGCAAAGACAATCAATTTCAATTACGAGGGTCAGCACTACGTCCTTGAGTTTTCCAGAAGAACAGTAAGACAAATGGAAAATAACGGCTTCACTCTGAATGATCTCTCAGACAAGCCAATGAACACTCTGAACGAGCTTTTTGCAGGTGCTTTCAAGAAAAATCACCGTAACGTAAAGCCCGAGCAGATTGACAAGATGCAGGCTCTTTTCGCTGATAAGGACAAGCTTATAGAGACTCTGTTCTCAATGTACAGCGAAACTATCGAGACACTGACAACAAATGACCCTGCTGAGGATAGGGAAAATTTGATAACCTGGAGCGTTGGAGAGTAGACAACGTTCCGAAAGAGCAAACATATACTCAAACATTTCTAAAAGCTTTGCCATTGTATTTATCCATAGGCATGACTGCCAAAGAGTTTTGGGAAGGTGACTGCTGTTTGGCAGTTGCCTTTCGCAAAGCTGATGCGATGACACAAAAAGCAAAGAGAGAAAAGGACAATTTCAATGCATGGCTAACGGGACTATATGTTCAAGAAGCCATAGCAAGTTGTTTTTCAAAAGACGGCAAATATCCCGATAGACCGCATGACATTTTCAAAGCCGACAAGGATAATGAAAAAACGTATGATGACATCATGCGAGAAAATGCGGAGAAATTCAGGAAATTTGCAGAAGCATTTAATAAAGGAAGGGCGGCAAATAAGGGCAATTAAACAGACTTATTGCCACCCTTATTTTTTTTATATAGGAGGTGAAAAAGTATGGGATTAGACATCGATAAGCTTAGTTTGAAAGTAGAAGCTTCGTCTGACAACGCTGAAAAAAAACTTGATAGGCTGATTGCTAGGCTCGAAACGCTTAAAAAGTCAGTGGGCAAACTTTCGGGGCTTGACAAACTTTCCGAAAAGCTCAACAAAATAGCGGCAAGTGCCAATGCTATATCAGGTGTGGATAAGCTTGCAAAGCTTGTTGAAAGCGTTTCAAAGTTGTCACAGATAAAGTCTCCGAATGTTACAAAGACCGTGAACAGCATCAAAAAGCTCTCTGAGGCGTGCAATGCAGTAAGCGGCATGAGTAATGTGAGTGTGCTTAAAGAGAATATAACGGCTATTACAGAGGCGTGTAAGCCAATGCAGGAAATGGGTAAGAATAATCTTTCGCCATTCCTTAACAGTCTCAAAAAGATACCTGATATCACAAAGTCACTCGATACAGAGAAAATCAATGAGTTCGCAACGAGAATACGCCAGCTTACCACCGCTATAGAGCCGTTGACAACGCAGGTTTCAAAGGCGGAAAACGGACTTGTCGCACTTAATGGCATTATGAAGAGTTCAATAGCGAGAAACGGAAACCTTGCATCTGCAAATGCCGCAACTGTAAAATCCTATACCAGTTTGTCCTCAGTTTTTAAGGACGCAAGAATAAGAGCTGCCGCACTTTACGTCACAGTCAATAGGACGGTAGATGCACTCGCCGATTGCTTACAATCGTCAAACGAGTATGTCGAAAACATCAACCTATTTACAGTAGCTATGGGCGATTATTCGGAAGAAGCATATAGGTATGCCGAAAAAGTAAATAGTCTGCTTGGCATTGATATTTCTGAGTGGATACGCTTTCAGGGCGTGTTCAAACAGATAACAACAGGCTTTGGAGTTGCGGCTGAAAAGTCAAACATAATGTCCAAAAACCTGACGCAGATAGGCTATGATATAGCATCATTCTTCAACATCTCCATAGAAGACGCTATGCAGAAAGTTGAATCTGGCATCTCTGGAGAACTGGAACCGTTGCGCAGACTGGGTTATGCCCTTGATGCCGCAACACTTCAGCAGATAGCCTATGATAATGGCATTCAGCAGAACATCAACACCATGACGCAGGCTCAGAATTCACAGCTGAGATACGTTGCTATTCTTCAGCAATCTACAAATGTTATGGGCGACATGGCAAGAACCATCGTCACGCCTGCAAACTCTATGAGAATTTTGCAGCAACAGTTTGAACAGCTCAAGAGAGCCATAGGCAACATTGTGAGCGTGTTTGCTGTGAAGATGATACCATATGTCCAAGTGTTTGTAAGACTGCTCACAGACGCCGCTAACGCCATTGCAAAGTGGTTAGGCTTTGAGCTGCCAACGATAGATTATTCTGAGGTTGGCAAAGGTCTAAGCAGTGTAACAGAGAATGCAGACGATGCAACAGAGTCTGTCAAGGAAACAAAGAAAGCGTTGCTTGCACTTGCTAGCTTTGATGAGATAAATCAGCTCAATCTTGACAAGAACAACGGCAATGACAGCGGAGATACTACAGGCAATAAATATGATCTCGGCATTGATTTGCCTGAATATGACTTTCTTGCAGGACTTGACAAGCAGACGGACGCACTTTACAAAAAAGTCAAAGCTCAGCTGAAAGAGCTCTACAACTGGCTCAAAAAGCACAAGGATATGATTAAAGTCATTGCAGGGCTATTGGCAACAGTATGGGCAGTGAATAAGATTGCTAACCTGATTAACTGGGTGAAGAAGCTTAAAGGGGCGTTTGGAGGTCTAAGCGTTATAAAAACGTGCAAAACGTGGCTGAAAAACTTCACGGAAGGGTTTAAAAATTCTGAGGCTACATCATTCTTTGGAAAGATGAATGACGGAGTTAAAAGTTTTAGAGGGAATCTATCTCTTGCAGCAAAGATATTAGGTGTGATAGGTGGCTCGGTCTTAGCTGGATATGGCAGCTACAACCTATTCAAAGGTCTTGCATCAGACACTCTTAATTGGAAAAACATATTAGGAGATTCCGCTGCAATAGTAGCGGGGCTAGGGGTTTCTTGGCTTTTCGGCGGCAAGCCAGGTCTTGTTATAGCTGCGATCGTAACAGCATTTGAAGCTTTAAACGGAGCCGCTAAAGGAGCAGCCGAACAGGTAAATAAAGCGAGAGATCAATTAGTCAATGCCGAATGGAAAACATCTGGCAAAAACATCACAGATGTCGCAGAGTCCTTGCAAGACTATTATTCAAAGCTGACAGAAAGCGATCAATCTTTTCTTGACGGGACAAAAAATCTTTCTGAGCTTAGCAAAAGCGCAGAGGAAACAACAGGAAAGATTAACCTGTTAATAAAAACGCTGAGCGAATCAAAGTTTGATACTAACAGCCTCAGTGAGCTTAAAGCGGAATTTGTAAGTCTTGCAAAGACAACTAGAGAGTATGTCAAGGAAAGCAATGACAATTTTAAGTTGTTTATACTTGCTAATAGTGATATGCTGGAAGCCCAAGGTTACTCTGTTGCCGAAATGACACGAATAGTGAATGGCGGCACAAACAATAGCATGGCTAAAATAGACGAGCTGATGAGTAAAATAAATGACTTAACAAGCAAGTCATCATTGTCAGACAGCGATATCAGTTCTTTGAAAGAATATGAAAATCAACTAAGTGCAATCGCTGGAATAAAAGTTGATGAAACAACAAGTTCTTTGGAATCACTTAAAGAAGAGGCAAGAAACCTTTCGAGCCAAAGAATCAATCTAAGCAACTTTAAGACAGCACAAGACACTCTCAACAAAATGACAAAAGACTATGCTGAGGCTTTAAAGACATTGAAAAAGTCAAAGCAAGAACAGCTTAAAACAATTTCAGCTCTTGACGTATCCAAAGGCGAAAAAGAAAAACTAACCGAAGCAGTTAATTCTCTGTTCGACATCAAATACGAACAGCTCACTTCTGTTGGTTCGACTTTTAAAACAATACGCCAGAAAATTGATGATTGTGTATCTGAGACTAAGGAAGACCTTAAAAACTTCACTTCGTCTGGAAGTTGGGCTGGCAACAGTTTTCTTCATGCTTTTGGAATAGGGACTTCTGATGAAGAAGCCGCAAAAAAAGAAATAGAAAAAATGTTTGGAGATTTCACAGACTCTTGGACAACGCAAAAAAATGTTCTCATGTCAAAGGGTTTGTCAACAAAGGAAATAAATGATTTGTATAATGTTAAAGCGTTGAAAAATGTTCCAGACAGCATAAGTAAAGCTACAACGGCAGTACAAAAGGTAATGGACAACGTTCTTCATGCCTCAACAAGTGAACAGGTATCAAAAGATACAATAAAAATGTGGCAAGACGCAGCTACAAACCAGACAAAAGGATATTTGGATAAGTTTTATGAGGCTACTCCACAGGTTTCAAAAGCTTCCAAAGATATGGCTGGATCTTCAATTAATTCCTTTAAAGATACGCTGGGCATTCATTCTCCGTCGAAAGTAATGTACCAAATCGGCGTCTTTTTCCTCCAAGGCTTCATGAACGGCATAAAATCGCTGTCAACGTTTATGAACACTTACGTAGCAAAAACAGCAAAATCAGCCGTTACAACATTTGATACGAAATCTGCGACAACCTCAATCGGTATCAAATTTATAGACCGCTTTAAAAACGGCATTGACCTGAGAAAAAGCAGCCTTATCAACGATATTGTTGATATTTTCAACACAATTCTCGACAAGGCAGATAGTTTCCACGTCCAACTCTTCAATTCGTTCAATAGTGCGGTACCTGCAATACAGATAGCCTCAAATGGCATTCTTGCCGCTATGGGGCAAGCTGTATCTATACCACAGATAAGCTATACAGCGCCTGGATATCGTGTGCAGGGATATGCAAGAGGCGGTTATCCTGCGACAGGTCAGCTATTTGTTGCAAGAGAAAACGGTGCACCTGAAATGGTCGGTTCTATCGGTAGCAGAAACGCTGTTGCAAATAACGATCAGATTACTGCGGCAATCAGTCAAGCAGTATATCAGGCAGTACGTGAAGCAAACAGAGATACTCAGAACAGCGGTAGCAGAAACAATGAAATGACAGTTAAAATCGTTCCTGACAAGAACAGCTTCGTAAAAGTTGCTGTTGACGGGATAAACGATACAACCAGACGGACAGGTAAAAGTCCGTTGCACTAAAGTGAGGTGGTGACACAATGCTAAAATTCGACGGCGTAGAAATGCCTGTACCTGCAGATTTGCAGGTACAGGACAACAAAATCTGGTCGGATAACACAGGACGTTCAGCAAACGGAATGTTTGTTGGTGATATGGTGTGTATAAAGAAGAAGTTAATCATATCGTGGGTACACCTCACAGGTGAGCAAGTCGCACTGATAAATCAATACATTTCTAACGTAAGCAAGCCGTTTTTCAGCGTGACATTTACAGATGAAACATTTGTTGAGCAAACGTGCACCATGTATGCAGGTGACACAAAATATGATGTGCTAAAGTGGGTCTCACCGATGAAGTATCTGAAAAATGTTGCAGTAGACCTAATCGAATGCTAGGAGGCGGTAAAATTGTATACAGTACAGAATGAACCCGTCTCTCAGCGTATCGAGAGCTATTGCCGTACTTGGAGGTTGTGGATAGAGAATGCAGAGGGCGTTATATCAGGTGACAGCATTATGTCAGCTGATAGCTCCATGCAGGCAACAAGCCTTTCCGATGACATCGAGCTGGGTGCCGTATGTTCGCAATCGTGGAACATGACCATAAGTGACACTGAAACAGCGTTTCTCGGCAAAGAGTATGACACATATCTATATCTCGTAGACTACGAAACTAGCGGCATACTTTCAGACGAAAAGGTACCAATGGGACGTTTTACCTGCGTTAAGTCGAAAAAGTCGGGTGGCAGTGTTCAGCTGACAATGGCGGACAGGCTGTACTTTTCGGATAAGCCGTATGTACCACACATACCTATGCCGAACTGGAATAAAGCCGTCGAAGACGACATTTGCAGACAGCTTGGTTTGCAGAATGGAAATGATTATACGGAAGTCAGGTTACTGCGTGACAAGAACGGCAGAAGGTTGATAGATAAGAACGGCAAGGTGCTGTACTCAAAATACTTTTACTTCAAGGTCAGCTCATTGCCGAAGGACGTGACCATGCGCCAAATGTTGTCTTACCTTTCCTCTGCTCAGGGTCAGTTTGGCTATGTTGACAGGTACGGAAAATACGTCCGAAAGTGGTATGGCAAGAGCGTGAAAACATTGGATAACAACACAATAGACTTGCCAACACTGTCAGAAAGGCAGAACGCTATCGTGGGAATTATCTGCAAAGTGAACGATGATGTAACGCTGTCGCTTGGTGTGACAGATACAACGCAGGGTAGAGTTTTGGAATTTGAAAACCCATACATGACAGAGTCTTTGCTACAATCTCTGTGGCGCAGAATAGGTGGCTTTTCGTGGTACACCACTGAGCTATACCACAGACTTGGTGACCCACGTTTCGACATAGGTGACGTAGTGACCTACACCAACGGCACAGACAGCTATGACATACCGATAACGAATTTAGGATTTACCTTTGACGGCGGACTTTCAGCAGACATTTCTGCGGTAGGTCTGAGCGTTGAAGAACAGCTTTAAAAAGGGGGCGAGATAATGGCTGATGAAAATTTGACATTGGCGCAGGATATCACCGAAAACGATTATCCGATGCAACACGCAGGTGAGGAAATCGATGAGATATTGAGCCGAGCCGGCAAGATACACTATGGCACTGTGGAATACAAGATGACGAAAGCGAATCCACTGATGCAGATACCACTTGGACTGACCTTTGCACCTAAACAGGTAATAGCAACGCTACGGCAGACAGGTGCACCAACACCATATCAGAACTACTGCACCCACGTCTATGGGTCAGGAACGTCATACTATCTGAGTGTCTGCATGGGAGCTGGGGCAACAGGAACCGTGCCAACAGGAACATACTATGTGGATTACATTGCAATAGAGTAAAGAGGGGTGATTAAATGACGATAACATTAAATTCAGACTATGACGTAACACTAAGCACCGCCCTGCTAGGATATGTAGGCGAAACGAATGCACGTCCTGTGACAGTCGAGGGCATGGAAATAGACGGCGCAGACCGCTATGTGCTAACGATAGACTACGGCGACGACACTGTCTACGAGGTCGATATCACAGGTGGACAGTGGACACCAACAGCAGATATCTTGCGGTCAGCACAGACAGTATCGTGTCAGATATGTGCAAAAAAGCTGTCAGGCGATGAATATATTTTGGTTAAAAAATCACGCATATTCCGCCTGAGAATAGGTGCGGCTATCGGTGATAATGCTGTGCCGTCACCTGATGTGGCGGTGGACGCACTAGACCGCATAGACGCCATAGGCAGACAGGCACACGCAGATATGCAGACAGCCGTCACCGCCGCAGAAACGGCTACTACAGCGGCAGAAAACGCTGAGAAATCTGCCACAGCCGCAGAGAAATCAGCCGACACGGCAACGCAGGCGGCAAGCCGTGCGGAAACCGCACAGGCATCTGCTGAAACGTCCGCAACACAGGCAGACACTGCCATGCAGGGTGCAGAAACTGCACGTGCTGAGGCGGTCACTGCACAGAACAATGCCAAGGTATCCGCAGCCCAAGCGTCAACGGCAGCACAGCAGGCTGAGGCTGACAAGGTAATAACTGCGGGGTATGCCAAAACTGCCAAGACTAATGCTGATAGCACAGCAGCTGATAGACAGGCTGTGCAGACATTGGCAGAACAGGTAGCAACCGACAAGACCACAGTGGCAGACCATGCCGCTAAGGTCGCAGAGGACAGAACAGCCGCTGAAACCGCCGCACAGACAGCACAGGCGGTGGCTGACAGTTTGCCTGATGATTATGTGACGGCTGTCGGGAAAATCGCTGAAAACACGGCTGAAATTTCTGCGGTAAAGCTGTCTGACAAGGAACTGCAACGTAGGGTAAATGCGTTGTATGATATAGGTCAGGGTATCACGCACCAGTTTGAAACCGACAGCGAAACGGCATATCAGAAGGCTGTGCCTACAGGCGGTAAGCTGATGTCGATTAAGAATATTGGTGGTAGGTCGATTGTGTTTAACCAGCTGATACCTGACAGCATAATTCATGTTACAGTAACGATTGACGAAGATGTTACCGAGGATAAGTGGATTAGCCGTATCGAAGCTGACACGTCAAATATAATTAGCGCACATGGTCATAAGGTATTGGGGAAATGCGTAAAAGACGCAAGCAACCCAACTGCAAATGTTGTAGTGCGTTTTGGCGATAACAATGCCAATATTTCAAACGGATATGAATCAGAACATTCCACTGAAAAGGGAATATACACCCTGCAATCTAGCGTTAAAAATGGTGCCCTGTATTATCGTGCATTTGCAGGCGCAACCGCAGGCACATACAAATTTACACTGCAATTGTTTGACCTCACCCTCATGTTCGGATCAGGCAACGAACCTAGCACAGTGGAAGAATTTGAGAAAATATTCCCTGCCGATTATTATCCGTATAATGCAGGGGAGGTTGTCAGTGCTGGCACGGAAGAGGTCGCTGTGGGTGATACCGCCTACCAAATTCCAGAGGCTATCCGCAATCTGCCTGGCTATGGTTGGTCAGCAGGAACGGCACGAAACTATGTGGACTATGAAAACAAGAAATATGTTCAATGTGTCGGCAGCGTTGACTTAGGGACTCTGAATTGGGGAATTAATACGACTTCCACTGTTGGAAATCATTTCTACGCACCTGCGAAACATCTCAATTTTAAATATCTAGGTGCATTTGGAACAACCATTTATAATGCATTGTGCAGTAAATATAGAACAGTTGCGAGAAGTTCCAATGTATTTGTCGATAAAACACTCGCAATAGACGGAGTTACCGTAGTTTCACAGATTCAGGTCAAAGACACCGCCTATACCGATGCCGCCGCATTTAAACAGGCTATGTCAGGTGTAATGCTATACTACGAACTAGCAACGCCAATCGTAACCGACATTTCATCGTTAATACCAGATGACTTCCTGCGAAATATTGAGGTTGAGGCAAAGGGTAGCGTGACGTTCAAAAACAGCAATGGTGAAAATTACAGAATACCAGTGCCATCAGAGGAAGAGTACGTTGTAAAACTAAGTGAAGTAGGAGGTACAACATGACTGATTTACAAAAGAAAATGGCTGAGAAGTTAGGATTATCCCAAGAAGACTTCCAACCGAAGAAGGCTACAAAGGTTGATGAGTTGGAAGCTCAGGTGCTATATACTGCACTGATGACTGATACTCTGATTGGGGAGGACGAAGAGGATGTATAGAAAAGTCAAGAGATTGTACAATCTGGGGTTATACACCGCCGAGCAGGTCAAGGATTTTGCCGACAGGAGGAAGATAACCCCCGAACAGTATGAGGAAATCACTGGGGAGAAGTATGAAAGCGAGGTAGTAAAGTGAAATACATAATAATGCTGATGATTGTTATAGGTCTTGCGTTGGCTGATTTTGCCACTGGCTGGATAAAGGCCTATTGCAAAGGCGACGTCCGTTCATCGAAAATGCGAAAAGGCGGTCTGAACAAACTAGCCGAAATAGTTGTCATGGGCGTGGCAATAGGGTCTGAGATAGGTTTTGAACAGTTAGGCCATTACTACGGGCATAGCGAACTGGCAGGCATTGCAGGAACGATAACGGCACTTGCGGTTTTCGGGTATATTTTCACTATGGAAGTTGTATCCATACTAGAAAACTATGGTGAAATCAATCCGCAGGCGCACTGGATAAACAAAATAGTGGCAAAATTTGGAGTTTTTAAGGATAAGGAGGACTAATTATGGCTATGACATTTGATGAATTTGTGAAAAAATACAAGGGCAAGGGTATTAATTTCGATAAGTTGTACGGTGTACAGTGTTTTGACCTGGCTAATCAGTACAACAGAGATGTTGTCGGCTGCGGTATGTTCATCGGACTGCACGCATACATGATTTACACAAATTTCGACAATCAGCCTGTAAAGAAATATTTTACCAAAATTGCGAATACGCCATCATTCGTACCGAAAAAGGGCGACATCGTGGTATGGGGGAAATCTCTCAACGGTGAGGACGGTCACGTTGCGATTGCCACAGGCGAGGGCAACACAAAATATTTTTATAGCTATGACCAGAACTGGTTAGGTAGAAATGACCCATGCACACGTGTCTATCACAATTATAACCACGTTCTTGGCGTTCTCCGTCCGAAAAATCAGAACGTTATCAATCCGCCTGCGCTGGACACAAAGGGCTATAAGAAAGGCGCAAGCACAGACGGGTCATATGCCCTGAAACAGTTGCTAATCCTTGACGGCGCAAAGCTGGACGATAATGCAATCATCGGCAAGGGCACTGTCGGTGCTATCAACGCAAGGCTGAAAGCATGGGGATATAGACCAAACGGCATTGCAGGCAGAAAATTCATCAAAAAACTGCGTGAAAAAATCAAGAAATAGTCTTATAAAATTCGCATAAAATTAGCATAAATTTAGCCGTCAGAGCGCTTGCCCTGGCGGCTGTTTTACTTTATTATTCGATTTTTTTATCTTTTGCCATATCATTCTCAACGAGTTCTACAATCAAACCGGTTAAACTTTTCCCTTTGCTCTCAGCGTAAGCCTTATATCGCTCTTTGTCGCCAAGCGGCAAGTTAAGCGTAAGTTTATCACGTTTTTCTTTCATATAGCGCATTGTGCGTTCTTTTGATTTTTCATTATACACAAATGTCACCCCCTCATTGTCATTATAGCACATATTCAATTACACGGCTATATGCAAAATGAACAAATACACGGCTATATATTTGTTGATATTTTAATATAAAAGTCATTGACATATACACGGCTATATGCTATAATAATATCAGAAAAGAACGAAAGGGGGCGGTTAAATTGGACAAGAAAATAAAAAAGCTTGTTAAGCTGGTCCAACAACTTAACAAGCTAATGATCGAGATAATCGGCTTGATTGGCTACATCTTGATCATAAAAGATTTACTTAAATAAGTAAATTCGGCAGAAAGGAGAGTTGACCGCTCTCCTAACTGCTTGAATTATACCACAAAAACGAAAGGGTGTCAATATGAAAAATGATATTTTCAAACTTTGTAAAGAGCTGCTCAAGCTTGGCGGATTGATACTTGCAGTAGCGTACCTGGTGTTAAGATAATTCAAGGAGGTAAATAACATGATAGTTACAGTTGAAAACGAGAAAATCAAGGTCAACAGTCCGTACAACAAGAGCTTTGTCGCAGGGGCAAAGCAGATACAGGGTAAGTGGAACGCCCCTTGCTGGGTCTTCCCAGAGGAGAACAAGGAAGCCGTCAAGGCGTTGCTTATTGAATGCTACGGAGAGTGTGGAGAGCTTGGTGCGGTCAGCACTGTCACAGTAGATCTTGACCTCGACACTTATACAGAGGGTTACGAGGACGGAGAAATCAGAGTTGGCTCAATCGTTGTTCTGAAAAGACTCTATCGTGATAGAGAAGTTATTTTCTCTGACAATGCAATGCTTATAAGTGGTGGATTTGCCACTTCGGGCGGCTCTGCCAAAAATCCCAGGATATCAGCTGATGAGGGTACAATCGTTCGTGTTAAGGGTGTGCCTGAAACAATTTACAGTAAGATAAAGGACCATGAGGGCGTTAAGCTTGTATCTGATATAGACGTGGAAAGCTTAAAAGCAGAGCGTGAAAAGCTTCTCAAAAGAATTGCCGAAATAGACGGCTTGCTTGCACTATGAAAGCGGCGGTCTATATAAGGGTGTCAACGCTGGACCAAGCACGAGAGGGGTACTCCCTCTCTGCTCAGCGAAAGACACTCACTGAATGGTGCGCCACAAGAGGTTATGAGGTATACAATGTGTATGCCGACGAGGGCATAAGTGCAAAAGATATTACACACCGCCCAGCGTGTCAAGCCATGCTTGAAGCGGCTTATAACAGTGAATTTGATATCATACTGATATGGGCGTTAAGCCGTTTCACAAGGTCCGTTGCAGATCTTTATGATACATGGGATAAACTACAAAAACATAACGTCAGCGTTGTAAGTTGCACAGAGGGTTTCGACACATCTACACCGACTGGGCGTGCGATGATGGGCGTACTTGGTGTTTTCGCCCAAATGGAGAGAGAATTGACGGCTGAAAGGGTTTCATTTGCGCTTGCTGAAAGAGCTTCGCAGGGGAAGCGGACTTGCTCTGACGTTTTAGGCTATGACCTAGACGGAAAGGATAGTCTTACTATCAATGAAGCAGAGGCAGAAGTTGTTCGGTTAATTTTTCAAAAATTCATTGAGTATCAGTCCTATCTACCTGTAGCTGAGATAGTCAACGCAATGGGACATCATGGGCGACGAGGGAGTTCATTTAACGCTGAGTCGATAAAGAAAATAGTAACACGCCCTGTTTACATTGGCTATTACAGCTTTAAGGGGCATTTATATCAGGGCGGCTATGAGCCGTTGATATCGGAAAAAGATTGGAGGCATGCGCAACGTATTGTACAGAAGATACGTTGCGGTCGGAGAAAGTATATCAGATAGTAGTTCAGCCGTCTCGGAGTAATCTGAGACGGCTGATTTTATTTTTTATACAATCCGCGCAGAGCGGATATAGTGGCTATTTTTCTTCGACTGCCTTTGCCTTTTTCTGCTGTTTTTGCAGGTTGGTGAGATTATCGCCCCAGCCTATCACTGACTAGCCATACCATGTTGTACCCGATTTTCCTTTAATAGTATTTCTCTTCGCAGTGCCGAATCCGTGACAAATGCGGTCAACGAATTCTGAATCATCTGCCGCATTTTCAAAGCAAAATTTCAACGTGTGCAAATTTCGTGTCATATTTCGTGTCATACATTTATTATTTTAGCTAATATTTTATCATTTCCACGCATATTTTAACATTTTAGAGCATAAAGAAAACCGCCTATCTACGCCATTTGACGTAAACAAGCGGTTTTTCGTATGGTGCGGGTGACAGGACTTGAACCTGC